CTTTGCTAAGAACAACTGGTCTGCCATAATTATCTTTGGCTCCAGCTGGATTAAATCCACTACCGGTTTCTTTGTGAGATACCGACTTAATATTTGCACCAGTAGATGCCTCAATTTCTTCCCCTTCAGATTCACCAGAACTAGAGAATTCATTCTTTTCCTTTAGTTGTTTCTGTCCAGCTGAAGATCCATACATGGCATCATAAAGTTTACCTCCTAACAAATCACCAGCAGCGCCACCAACAACCGCACCAATAAAAGTTCCAATACCAGGAACAAAACTACCAAGAGCACCTAAAATCCATGCTCCAAAACTTGCACCAATTGCTTTAAATGCTGCTCTCCCTATATTTTCTTTAAATACAAATACATTTAATGCAAAGTCAATTAAAGGGCCAATAATTGGTATTCTTTTAGCTCCCTTTTTTATTAGTGGTACAACAAATTTCTTTCCAAGATTAAAAGCAAGTTTTTTTAATTGTTTTGGAGCTAATTTTGATAAGAAATTCTTGATTGATTTGAATTTTTGACCACCAGATCCAGTGGTAACATTTGGTTTATTTCTAAAAGGATTTCTAATATCTGGTCTCCCTGTGCGTCCACCTCCTGATGTAGTGACTCCTGGTTTATTTCTAAAAGGATTTCTAATATTTGGTCTTCTAATACCACGACCACCAGTTGTAGTTACCTTTGGTCTACCCCCAGTCCCCGGTCTTGGTCTAACTCCAGATGTAGAAGGTTTGTATGGTTTTACTATTGGTGGTTTTTTAGGTGTCCTAATGTTCTTCAATCCTGCAAGAGCACCAGTAACTAGTCCCCCCTGACCAGTGAGTATACTGGTTGCTGCTGCCGTGCCACCCACAAGAGCAGTAACTCCTAGAGCAGGTAGTAATGGAGCAAGTCCAGAAAGTAAACCAAGAAGTCCTCCTGAACCAGTTCCAGAATCAGAATCTAAATCTTTTTGTAATTTCTTTATTTCACTCTTTCTTGGTAGACCTATTTTACCTAAATCATTGGCACTAAAATCTAACCAACTGCTAAACTTTTGAAAGTCACTCTTATGACTAAAATCAATTGACGCTAACTGTCTAGTCTTAGCACCTGGAGTAACCTTTACAACCTTTGGTTTCTTCTTTGAAAATAGTGTCTTCATCAGGCGAATGCTCCGTAGACACTACCAACAAACCCTAAAGAATCTGGATTACTTGGAGAAAGAAAAGCAATACCAGAACCAGAACTACTACTTCCATTCATGTTGAAAGTTTGTTGCGGTCTTGGTTGTGGTTGTGCCACAGGAGATTGAGGTGCCGCCAAACTTATTAAGTTAGATTTTTTCTGGGGAACATTACTTTGTTGTTGATTTACTACAGGTTTAACCTTGGGTGCCTTTAGAGATTCAATTTGTTTGAGGAAACTATTTACATCAATCAATGATTGATTAACACCATCTCCAGCATAGTAACTCTGACCTTTTTTAACTCTTCTAAATGCACCTCGGGTATCAAATGGAACTGGAAGTGCTGCCCACTCTTGAGAAAGTCGAAGGGCAAACTGCTCTTTGGTCATCTCTCCCGCAAGGTACTTGTCAAGTCCTCTACGCTTTAGAAGCAACTTATAGATTTCATCTTGCCCAGCCTGATCAAATTTAAATGTCGATGGATCTTTACCTGCTCCACGTAAAACATCCTGAGCAGAATTCATTTGGATCTGATATCGACCCATCGCAGTCTGCCCTCCTCTTTGTGCAGCAAGTTCGGTAATTGTTTTATTTAAAATAGATGAATCAACGGAACCGCCTACAATCTTAGTATAATCATCACCGGACTCTTTAGACGCAATGAGATTTGCTAACCCAGAAGATGGTGATGCTCCACCCATCAGTGGTGATTGTGGTTTTACTTTTGTTTGAGATTTTAATGGTGGATTGGATGGTAAAAAGTTTCCACTTATTCCGCTTCCTGGAGTTACGGGTCTTCCTACTCCAGGAGTTGGTGTTACAGGTGCTGTTGCTGCTTGCTCTAATGCTTTATCAAGAGATGATTCTGGCAAATCATCTTCAACTTCTTCCTGTGTTTGTAGGAAACCTGGAAGTTGAATATCAGGTAAGTCTAGCCCAATTTTATTGGCAACTCCATCTATGAAATTATAGATATTTTCAAACGTGCCAGCAGCACTTCTTATCCAATCTAATATTTGTTGTCCAGTAGTTTCAATCCATTCAAACGCCGCTTTGATTTGTTTTCCAAATAGTTTACCAATTAGTAAACCTAATCCAAGAATTAAACCACCAATAGTAAACTTTCCTGCTGTACCACCACCAAGTCCTTTTAATTGTTCAAAAATATTTTTTGTTGATGCTCTTAATGCCTTAGAAACTGTAAAGGTTTGAAGTAATGCATCCTTCAAACGAGTTATACTCTTCGAAAGTTTCTTTGTTACTTTTTTATTTCCAAAGAAATTTATAAAATCAAGACCACTTGCTCTACCAAATCTACTATTTGATCCTGAAACATTCTCAATTACAGGATCAATATTTTTTGTTTGTGATCTAACTCCCTGATTTCTTCTTCCCGCTCTAAAAAATGAAGTAGATCCCCCTCCACCACCTAAGAAATTTTGTGCTGATTCCTTGGATGCTTTATTCTTATTAAATGGATTGAAGGGAAAAATAGATTTTAACATTTAGTTGTTTGCTTGTTGAGCCTTCAGATTCTCTTCTTCAACATATTGATTCAAGAGTCCAAGATAAATTTCTCTTTCCCAAGGCATCATATTTTCAATCTCAGTTAAGCTGTATTTATGGTGCTGCATGAGAGAAAAGTTTATCTTATAATATGACTCAAGATCAATATGAGCCATAATTAAGCGAAAAAACTTTGTAGTCCTTCCAGAGTAACTTCACTTTCAACTTTAGTCTTCGGATTTGTAATCGTAATCGTGTGAGAAAGTTTTGGCATTGTTGCAAAGAATTCTTCAATCTTTTTAAATTGAGCAGAATTCAATCCATCCAACCAAGACAATAACTCTTTCTTTGTACAATCAGATGCAGACCATGCTTCATCCTGATCAAAAATAACATCAATACATGAAGCAATAATTTCAAATGACTTTTCAAAACTTTCATCATTGTTAGTATTAAACTCAAAATTATTTTTGATAAACTCTTTGAGTGATGGATACTTCATTCTCAAAGTCAACTTACCATCTAAATCAATATCTCGATTATGATTCTCATCTTTAGATACTTCAATCTCATCAATATAGATCTTTACTGGAACAGTAGTTTCTTCATCATCAGGACAAGTCACGATTAGATCAATTGATTCACCAACTGACTTACCTCTTACATTCAAAAAGATATATTCAATATCAAAAGTTGGAAGTTCTTCAACCTTCACACCCCGAGTGATAATACAATCTTTTAAAGTTGATTTGATTGCATTGGTAATTTGTGTTGAGTTTTCACTTTCCAAAGCAAGTACAAGAACCTTTTCTTCTCTTACAAGAAATGGTCTGTATTTAATTGTTTTTCCAGTAGATGGCAATACCAACTCATATGTTGGGGTAGAAATTTTTGGTAAAGGCATAATATTCTTTTCAGTATTTTATATATGGTGCTTTTTAATATACGTTTTGCTTTGAAACTGTATATCTAGAATAACTAAAATTAATTGAAATCCTAGTTATATCAGTATTATCATATGATAAAGGAAGAGCAGTAATATTCATTGGGAATGCATCAATGAAGTCATACTTAAGTAATGGTTGTCTAAGTAATTTAGAATTAACATCATTTGGTTTTTCAATAAACCCTCTTTCAAATTTCAAGATAGTAACTTTCGTTTTATAATCATTTGGATATCTGAAACGATAGAAATTACTGCCATCTTCATAACCAACCTGACCATCTTCATCACCTTCATAAACACTTGTTCCAGTGTGCAAAGGATCAATCCAATTCATCCATTCTTCAAATAGACGAATAGTATTATACTCCCTATCAACATAGAAAGTTAAATCAAAGTCAGCGTATAGTCTACGGATTGGAAATCTCTCAATGATTCCTTGACGAGTTCCTTGCTCCTCTGTCATATCAAAAGATGATCCAGGAAGAGTTGCTTCAGAACATAAGAAATCATATGTTTCTGCTGTTGATCTTGTATTTTCAAATAGTCCACAATTTCTAAGATAATCATTTAATCTAGTTCTAGGAGCAAACGAAGTACTCGAACCAAGATTCAATGAAACCATGAACTGAGAAGTTTGAGAGAGTCCCCCAAATATCTCCTGAACATCATTTATTTTTCTATATAAAGATTCAGGCGAATATGTTGCCATCTAAATACTTTGAAACTACTTATATACTATGTATGCCTTATAGTGGAAGGTATCTCCCATCGTACCCTAAGAAGTACAATGGTGATTCGAAAAATATAATCTATCGTTCCTTATGGGAACGCAAATTTATGAATTACTGTGATCTGAATGAGGCAGTAAAAGAGTGGCAGTCAGAAGAATTTTGGATACCATATATCTCACCTGTAGATAAAAGAGTTCATCGATACTTCCCTGACTTCTTTATTAAGTATACAGATAAGACAGGTGAATTGAGAACTATGGTAGTTGAGATTAAACCAAAGAAACAAGTTGAAAGACCGAATCAGAATCCCAAGAGAAAAACTCAGGCTTGGGCAAACTCTGTAAAAACTTGGATGGTCAATCAAGCAAAGTGGAAAGCAGCAAGAGAGTTCTGTGCTGACCGTAATTATGAATTCAAAATTATGACTGAAGACGATCTAGGAATCAAATGAATTACCTTAGTAGATTTTTTGGTTATAAGAAAAAAGAACTTGAGGATCACACAATCCCAGAACTAAGAGCAATGGCAAAGAACATTGCCAATGTTTATATCAGTGATTCAAATGCTAGAAAACTGAAGAAATCTGGAATTATAAATTTACTTGCAAAGAATAAAAGATATCAAAAGAGTAACCACGCTAGATCTACAAAAAGAAAATTTGATGTAGGTGTAGTTCCAGAAGATATCAAAGTCAAAGATTATAGAAAAACTGATGAGTTTGAACTTGATTTAGATTTAGAAACAATTGGAGAAAGAATAAAATCTGAAGCATCTAGATCCACAAATACTGATAACGATTGGTATGCAAATGAATTATATTCTGAACTTGTAGAACGTGGAAAAGAAGGATTCCCTGATCTGGGTGAGATGTGTTTCTTTTCTTATGATGCAGCATATCCAGAGGACTATCCATACTATGACACCAGACCCCTTGTTTATGTCATGAGTTTTGAAGATGATAAAATGTTTGGAGCAAATTTACATTATTTAAATCCTGCAATTCGTGGAGCAGTAGCAGGATCTTTAGCATCTAAAGTTGGAGTTAACTTTAGAGGGCCATTACAAAAATGTATTCACAGTTATTTTTACTCTAATATAGATGGAATGTATACTCTTCCACTTGACCCAAGAGAGTATGCTGATGTAGCAGAATTAGTAACTGAGAATTTCGTTGATAAATATGGACAGAAGGTAGAATTACAATCAGTCTGGGATAGCGTTTAATGTCTACAAACTCAGTATCAACGGATGCGTTTAAACAAGACCCCAATACCATGGTAGCCAAGACTGGGGCAACGATTGAATATGAAGGAACTACATATCCAGTTCAAACAAGATATAACAAACAGACTGGTGAAACTGTTTCAATGTTTGTTTATCAAGAAGAAAGAACAAAAACAACTACTTCTAAAGGAGTAACAACAACAAGACCAGATGGAACATATAATGTTCCTGTAGTATTATTCTCAACAGATAATAACGGAGTTACTACGTATGGTGGAAGTGGATATGAAGATCAAGAAGGTATTGGTGACACTTTTAAAATTCATGATGTTAATGTAACATCTGAAGCAGAAGCAAAAAATTTAATCGCAGATATAACTGTAAATGGTTCGTCAGTAGATGAAGCAAGAGTTTTTAATGATCACAATGCTGCAGCAAATTCATTAGCAGATAATGCTACCGTTAGAGGAGGTTTTAGAGGTAAGGAGCAAGTTGCTGGGGCAGAAGCAGTTCCAGCAGTTATTCCACCAATACCTGTTGTAGAACAAGGTCAAGTTATAAATCCAGATTCACCAGAAACTGCATCACCAGCAAAACCAAATAATGAAAATAAAGATCCTAATTGGGTTGACAAAGCAGTTACAGCAACAACAGAATTTATAACTGCTGTTGAGGATTACATTACACTGGATCCAAATCTAATACTTCAACTTGGTGGTGGAGATCCAATACAAGGTGGTATATATCCAATCGATGCTAATTATGGTACCCAGTATGGTCAGGATTATGTTTGTATAGATCAGTTTGAATATCAACCACCAAGAAGAGATCAGATATTTGGTGGACAAATTAAAGATGCAAATTCAGCGGCATTCCAAAATCTAACACAAGGAAATCAAAGAGTAACACCTCTCAAAAAATACTTGGCATCAGTAAGACTACCAATGCCAAATACCCTCAATGATTCTAATAATGTGTCTTGGGGTTCAGATGTAATGAATAATTTATCTGCAGCAATTGCATCTGGAGTAAATGCTAATCCACTAGCAGTTGCAACAGGAGCAATTGCTGGTGGTGCTGCCTCTGGTTTAACAGGTATTGGTGGTGGTCAAACTATAGGAGCAATGACAGCATTGTTAGGTACCACCGGCAATCAAGAAAATTTTCTTGCTAATATTAAAGCTAATCTACAAAACATAGGTAATTCTCCACAATCAAAACTTCTTATTCAATCAGCACTCGGATCTAGAATTCTTGCTGCTGCGGGTGTAGAAGTCAGTCCCGAATCTTTGTTAGCGAGAGGATACGGAGTTGTTCCAAATAGCAACATGGAATTACTATTCAATGCACCTACCCTGAGAGAATTTGTATTCAATTGGAAATTAAGTCCAAGAGATGAAGCAGAAGCATTACAGGTGAAACAAATTATTCGTTTCTTTAAACAAGGAATGGCAGCGAAGAAGATTCAAGGATCAGCAGGAGAAAGATCTTTATTCTTAGGAACTCCCAATATCTTTAGAATGCAATTCAAAACTCAAAATGGAGAAGTAATCGAGGGTGTTAATAGAATTAAACCATGTGCTATCACTGGTACATCTGTAAACTATACTCCAGAAAGTACATGGGCAGCGTATGATAAAGGTCAACCAGTTTCATCAATTATCACTATCAGAATGCAAGAGTTAGAACCACTCTACGCTACTGACTATGCTGAAGAAGTGGTTGAAAATCGCAGGTCTGGTACTGGAACTTATTCATCATCTAGTGGGCCAGTAGCACCAGAATATCTGGATAATCAAGGTGATCTTTATTCAATTAGACCATCGGAGGTAGGTTACTAATGTCATATTTCAGAGAGTTACCAAACATATCAGCAGTATCACTTTTACCTAGTGCATCTAGAAATGATGAAAGGATGCTGGTAAAAAATATTTACAAGAGAGCAAAACTTAGAAGTGATCTTGATAACGTAATATTGGCATTTGACTATCGTACTATCCCAGACGGTTATAGACCAGACAATGTAGCAAATGAAATTTATGAAGATCCTGAATTGGATTGGGTTGTATTAATCGTCAATAATATTACTAATGTAAGAGATCAATGGCCTTTAAGTAATAATGATCTTCATACCTATATGTTAGATAAGTATGGATCTGAGGCAAATATTGCTGGAGTTCATCACTATGAAACTATTGAAATAAAAGACAGATTTAATCGAACAGTTTTACAATCAGGTCTTGAAGTTGATGCTAATTTTCAATACACATATAATGAGTATACTGGAATAGGAACTAATTTTAGTAGAGTATCAATACCAGCATCCCAATCAGTATCTAACTTTGAGTATGAAACTAGATTAAATGATACTAAGAGAATTATTCGTATTTTAAAACCAGAGTATCTTCCCGCACTTATAAGTGATATGAGAAGAATGATGAAGTATGAAAAATCATCACAGTTTGTAGATAGAATAACCAAGGAAGCATATAACCCCAGAGAAACTGGGGTATAAAAAAACCCTCCTTTCGGAGGGTGATTGATCAGGAGTTAACCAGTTTAGCAAAGTAGTTGAGGGAATCATCCTCCTCTTCGCTAGTAGTGGATGTATCAGGTTCAGAGAACGAACTACGACCACGACCTTCACTTAGATCTTCGTAGGAAGAACCAACGGAACTGGATTCAGAGTAGTCACCATGACGCTCGCGTTCCCACTGTGCTTCTTCTTCCTGAGTCTCAGGATCTTGCATCTTAGGTTGACCTTTGACACCAAGAGTGTAGTCTA